GGTCCGCGCCCGCCCGGTATTTCAGTCACGGCAAAGGCCCGTGGTCGCACCACGCGACCACGGAAGGCGTGCCGAAATCCGGGCCGGCGAGCTGTTGGCCGACATGGCGAAGCGGAAGGAACGGCACGCCGGCAAGGCATCCAAGGGGTCGCGCGTCGCGACCCCTACGGCCGCGCCCAAGCTATCCGATCTTGGCGTGAGCAAGACGCAATCGAGCCGGTGGCGAACGCGCCATGTCGCTCGCGTTGCTGTATCCCGAACCGGAAAAGTTACGCCGCAAGGGGAAGGGTAGTCTTTCAGAATCTGAAAGACAAAGCATCACGGCGGCACGTCTTTCGCAAGCCCGTTCGGTTCTCGCGTTCTCGCGCGAGCTGGCGGGGATGCCGAGCGCGCCGCGGCCCGAAAAAGAATTTGCCTTGCGCGGTAAATTCTTTTTCCCGCGGCCCGGTCCCGCTTGCGTCGCCTTGGGCACCTTGCGGATTTCTTCGGCGATCCGGCGGTGATCTTGCGGCGCGTGCTATCTTCGCCGCATGGCGAAACGGAAACGGCCGGCGCTCGCGAGCTGGATCGAACGCAACGTTAGACTCCCGGAAGGGCTCGCGGCGAAGCCCGGCAAGATCACGTTGCATCCGTATCAACGGGCATGGTGCGACGCGCTGTCCGATCCGGCGATCGAGCGCGTGACGATCATGAAATCCGCGCGCGTCGGCTTCACGACGGTCCTGACCGGGCTGATCGCCTATCACGTGGTCGAGGAACCGGCCGCGGTGTTGTGCTTGCTGCCGACGCAAGACGATTGCCGCGATTTCGTGGTGTCCGATATCGAGGGATGCTTTGACGGCTCGCCGGCGCTCGCCGGGCGGCTGTCCGGGCCGAAGAAAGGCGGGGATCGGATCAACCGCAACACGATCACCCATCGGCTGTTCAAGGGCGGATCGTTGAAGGTGGTTGCCGGCAAGGCGCCGCGGAATCTTCGCCGGCATAGCGCGCGCGTGCTGTTGGTCGACGAAGCGGACGCGATCGAGGCTTCGGCGGAAGGCGATCCGATCAGCTTGGCGGAAAAGCGGACGCTCGCCTTTGCGAACCGGCGGATCGTGTGCGGCTCGACTCCGCTCGATAACGACACGTCGCACATTGCCCGGCTTTACGCGCAATCGTCGCAAGAGATTTGGGAGGTTCCCTGCCCGTGTTGCGGCGCGTTCGCCGAGCTGCGATGGGAAGCGATCGAATGGCCGGACGGTCGCCCCGAGCTGGCCGCGTGGCGGTGTCCAAACTGCCACGAGCTGGTCGGCGAAGCGCATAGGGCGCCAATGGCCAGAAACGGCCGCTGGCGCGCCTTGCGTCCGGGGGCCACCGGACACCGGGGTTTCAGGATCAGCGCGCTGGCGTCGCTTCTGCCGGCCGCCGCGTGGCCGAAATTGGCGGCCGAGTTTCTGTTGGCCAAGGACGATCCGACGACGTTGCGGGTTTTCGTCAACACGGTGCTCGGCGAGCCGTGGCGGGCCGACGGCGGCGACGATCTTGACGACGCCGACTTGGCCGCGCGTTGCGAACCGTTTTCGCTAGAGAGTTGTCCGGCCGCGGTGCTGGCGCTCACGGCCGGCGTCGACGTGCAACACGATCGGCTTGAAGCCACGGTGGCCGGTTGGGCGAAAGACGGCGCGTGCTACGTGCTGGCGCATCACGTCCTATGGGGCACGACGGACGATCCCGACGGCGAGGTTTGGCGCGAGCTGGATCACCTTTTGCGCATGCGGTGGCCGCATCCGGCCGGCGGGCAAGTCAAGATCGACGCCGCGGCGATCGACGCGGGCGACGGCGGCATGGTCGATATCGTGTCCGCGTTTTGCGCCCCGCGGCTTGGCCGCAAGGTGTTCGCGATCAAGGGCGCGTCCGGCTTTGCGCGCGCGGCGATCGTGCGGGCCAAGCTGAAAAGGGGAAAACCGCTGTTCATCGTCGGGGCCGATAGCATCAAGGCGCGGCTGTTCGACAAGCTGGCCAAGGGCGGCTCGATCCGGTTCAGCAACACGCTTCCCGGCGAATATTTCGAACAGCTCACGTCCGAACGCCGCATGGTCCGCATGTCGCGCGGCAAGCCCGTGGTGCGGTTCGAACGCAAGCCCGGCTATGCGGCGGAAGCGTTGGATTGTTTGGTCTATGCCCACGCGGCGCGCGCCGGGCTCACGCTGAATTTCGAGGCACGCGCGAAAGAGCTGGAAAGCCCGACGCCGCCGGCGCCGGCGCCAAGCGTGATCTACTCGCCTTGGATATACGGGCCACGCGGGCGCGGGCCGTGAGCCGGCGGATCGCCGAGCCGCGCGCGCGAGCTGCCGGGGATGCCGAGCGCGCCGCGGCCAGTGCTTTTACCGTCCGCGGTATTTGCACGATTACCCTTGCGGCCACCGGGACCGCGCCCCTTCGGCACCTTGCGGATTTCTTCGGCGATCCGGCGATCACGCGCGGCGTGCGCCGACGATCGCGACGCCGATCAGCTCGATCACCGCGGCTTCGCCGCGCTCGCGGGCCAAGATCGAGGCCGCGGCGCATAGCGCGCCTTCAAGGAAGGTGATCGCGGCTTGCTTGCCTTCCCGCTCGCGCACGTGCTGCGCGGTGATCGTGATGAATTCGCCGGCCATTGCGTGATCGTCGTCGGTGCTCGCGCGGGCCATGGCGCGGTCCTTTTTCGTGCGCCCCGCGGAAACGCTCGCACGGGCACCCCGCGTCAAGCAACCGCAACCGCCGCTTGACGGATCGTAAAGCGCAACACTGGCCCTTCGCACGCGCGGCAAAAATGCGGCCAAACGCGAAAGTCGTCCGGTTTTCAACGCCTTGACGCGTCAAGCAATGCTTGCGCGAACCCGGACATAATGTCCTAAGTCATTGAATTTGCTTTATTTTTCGGATCGGCGTATCGTTTTATGAGACTAAATCGGCATCACGTGGAGCAAGGTCATGCAATTCCTGTCGCGGGCCGAATTCCTGAAATGCGGCGGCATCGCCGACTCCACGTTCAAGGTCATGCAACATCACGATCACGTCGCGCTGGCGTTCGGCGTGCCGTGGCCGTCGGCGCCCGATCGGTTTCTTAAGCTCGATCTTGTGGCGATGACGATCGCCAGCGAAATGACGCAAAGCCTCACGCGGCGCGTCGCCACCGATATCGTGCTGACGTTTTGGGACGTGTGGCTTGATGCCGTTGGCCGCGCCGATTGGGACGAAACCACGAATTACTTTTTCGCCGTCGGCGCGATCGGGCCGCGCACCGGGCCGCCGCGGGAATTCATCGTCACCGGCGGCCGGCTCGCCGAGATCGCCAAGGATTTTGAAGGGCTGTCCGGCTTCCGGCTGGTCACGACCAACGTGACGCAAATGCTCGCTCGCGTGCGGGCGCGCGGCCAACTTGTCGGCGTCAACCTCGATGATCCGTTTTTCTTCAAGCCCGACACCGACGAATACAACGCGGCGATCATGGAGGGCGAAGAAATCCGCAAGCTGGCGCTGGCGCGGTTCAAACAGCGAAGCCCGTTGAAGCATCGCAGGCACGTCGCGCGGGCGCGCAAGAACAACATGCGCCCTGTGGAAAGGCTGAAAGCATGATCGGCATTCGCGGCGGTGTTTTCAGAACCTCCGCCGCCGCGATCGCGGCGGGCGCTCACGGCGCGTTTATATTTGCCCGGCGCGCCCCGGTGCCCGCCGCTCCACTACGCAAATTTGCGTCATGGTCGAGGGCGCGCCGATGAACCTTGCGCGCCGGATCATGCGCCCGATCGTCCGCGCCGCGTCGCGGGCGCTGTTCACGCGGCAAGCCTATGGCTTTGACGCCTTGCCTTTCGGCCGGTGGCCGGCGTCGGCCTTCATGGCGTCGCCACCGCGGCAAGCACTCGCCGCACGCGACACGCTCGCCAAGAAAGCCGCCTATCTGACGAACAACGCGCCGATCGGCGAAGCGATCGCCAGCACATGGGCAACCAATCTGATCGGCGACGGGCCGTCGGTTCGCAGCAATCATCCGAACCGCGCCATGCGGCGCGCGCTCGAATCCGCATGGGGCCGGTTCTATCGGCGCGCCGACGTTGAAGGTGGCGACTTGTGTTCGCTTCTGATCCGCATCGTCCGCGCGCTTGTCGGCGACGGCGAATGTTTCGTCCGGTTCCTGACAACCGATCGCGGCGAGCTGCGCCTTCAATTGCTGCCGGCAAATCAGATTGACGCCAGCTTGGCGCAAACGTTGCCGGACGGCGGCACGATCGATCACGGGATCGAGCGCGGGCCGAACGGCGAGCCGCGGGCCTATTGGATTTTGCCGGCGTCGCCTGATGCCTTGTTCGGCGCGATCGGCGCCGCGGTGCGCGTGCCCGCGGAAGATATCGCGCACGTGTTCGAACCGCGCTTTCCCGGACAAATCCGCGGTGTGTCGTGGCTTGCCGCGGTGCTGACGCGGATTCTCGAATTGGACGCCACCGAAGATGCCGCGGTGATGAAAGCCAAGGTCAACGCCTTGGTCGCCGGCTTCATCCGCGATCTTGAAGGGCACGCCACCGACGACGCGATCAATGCGGAATTGCAATGGGTGCCCGGCACCTTGCGCCGCTTGCGCGCCGGCGAAGATATCACGTGGTCGCCGACAACCGACATGGAAGGGCTTAACGGCTTCCTGACACACTTGGCCCGATCGGTTTGCGCCGGCGCCGGTGTTCCTTTCGAGCTGGTCACGGGCGATCTAAGCCAAGTCAATTACAGCTCGGCAAAGGTCGGGCTGGAAAACTTCAAGCGCCGCTGCCGCGCGATCCGCGCGAGCGTGCTTGTCGCGCGCTTCCTGCAACCCGCTTGGGATCGCATGGTCACGCTGGAAATCCTGTCCGGCCGCTTGAACGCGCCGACGTTCGATCGCGAGCCCGAGTCCTTCTTTGATGTTTCGTTCCTGTTCCCGGAATGGGCTTCGCTCGATCCGTGGAAGGAAACGCAAGCCGATATCGCCGCGGTCAACGCGGGGTTCGCATCGCGTGCCCAAATTGTTTCGGCACGCGGGCGCGATATCGAGGACGTTGACGCCGAAATCGCGGCCGACGGATTCACGCCGCGTGCAACAACCGTGGAGTCTAGCAATGTCGCCGCTTGATCTTCTGACACGCGATGCCGCCGACACCTTGGAAATCCGCGACGCGCTTGTGCGCCCGCGATCGTTTGACGCCGCGGCGCTGACGATCGAGGCCGTCATTGCCACCGCAACCCCGGTCACGCGGCGCGATGCCCGCGGCGAGTATCTGGAAATCTTGGACGTGGCCGGCGCCGATCTTGCCGCGCTTCGCGGGGCTTCGGTCTTGGACGGGCACCGGCAAGGTTCGGTTGCTTCGATCATCGGCCGCGTCGACGATGCTTGGATTGAGGGCGATCAGCTTATTGCCCGGCTTCGCCTGTCATCCCGCGCCGAGCTGGCGCCGATCGTCGGCGATATCCGCGACGGCATCATTGCCGGGCTGTCCGCCGGCTACGACGTGCAAGAGTGGCGCGACGGCGAGGCGAACGGCCGCCGCACGCGCACCGCGGCCCGCTGGCGCCCGCGCGAGGTTTCCTTTGTGGGCGTCGCGGCCGATCCGAACGCGCGCACGCGCGACTTGCCCGCGCATGGCCGCGCGGCGATCAACCGGCAAATCCGCGAGCTAGGCCGCCGGGCCGGCGTCCCGGTGGATATCACCGACGGCTTGATTGACGACGGCGCGTCGCTCGATCAGGCCCGCAATGCGCTGTTTGATGATCTGCTAACCCGCGGCGGTGTCCGCATCCGCGCGGCCGTCGGCGAAAGCTACGACGGGCCGGACGCCACCGCGCGGGCCATGGGCGAAGCGCTCTATTGCCGCATGGCCGGCACGGCGCCGAGCGAACGCGCACGGCCGTTCATGCACCGGAGCATGATCGACATGGCGCGCGACAGCTTGCGCGCCGGCGGGCTCGCGATCGGCAACGATCCGGCGGAAATCTACCGCGCCGCGTTCGTCACCCGCGCTTCGCCGGGCGGGCTGCATTCAACGTCCGATTTCCCCACCGTGCTCGGCGACAACATGGGCCGGCGGCTCGGCGAGCTGTTCCGGGCCGCGCAAAGCGGCGCGAGCGCGATCGTCGCCACCGGCACGGCGCGGGATTTCCGGCGGATCACCGAAGCCCGGCTAACGTCGTTCCCGTCGCTGGAATTGCTCGGCCAAGGTGGCGAGATCACATCGGGCACCTTGGACGAAGAAGGCGAAACGTTGATGGTCGCCAGCTATGCCCGCAGGATCGGCGTCACGTTCCAAGTGCTGGTCAACGATGATCTTGCCGGGATCGATCGCAGCATTCGCGATATCGCGTTCGCCACCGCGCAACTGAAAGCCAAGCTGATCGTCGCCGCGCTCGGCAGCGGGCTCGCTGACGGCAAGGCGTTGTTTCACGTCGACCACAAGAACCTGACCACGGCCGCCGGCGCGCCACCGGATGAAACCACGCTATCGGAAGGCCGCACGGCGATGCAAAAGCAATCGCCGCCGAACAGCACCGAACCCTTGGGCTTGTCGCCGGCGATCCTGTTGGTTCCCGCCGAGCTGCAAACCACGTCGGAAAAGTTGGTGGCGACGATCACGCCGCCGACGGTCGAGGACGTGAACGTTTTTGCCGGCCGGCTACAAGTCGCGGTGGAACCGCGGCTGGCGACGCCGACCGAATGGTATCTGTTCGCGGCGCCGGGCACCTATCCGGTGATCCGGTTCCTGACGCTCGCCGGCTTCGAGTCGCCGCGGTTCGAAACCGAACAGGAATTCACGCGGCTCGGCACGTCCTATCGCGTTCACTGGCACGTTGGCGCCGGCCCGATCGATTTCCGCGGCGC